TGCCCATGGTGTCCTGCTGCTTCATTTCCTTGGGCATGTTCAGGACGGTGTCCACGGGCACGCCCGTGCGCCGTGCGACGCGCTGCGCCTCGGCGTAGGCGTCGGGGTTGGTGTCGGCCGCGACAGAAAACCCGACGCGGGCGGCTTGCCCTTGGTCGGGTTGCATGGTGGCGGCTACGGCGGCGTCGAATTCGTTGCTCATTTACGGGCGACCTTCATGTTCCAGTAAGCGTTGAGGATTTGCGCGTCGGTCGGTTCGTCGATGCCTTGGCGCTTGAATGCGGCCTTGATGCCGTCGCGCGTGGCGCCGTCGATGTCGCCCACCTTCATGGACAGCATCGGGCCGGAAGAGGTAGAGAACCAGCCCCGGAACGTGGCGTTTTTGGCGAACAGGGCGTCGAGGTGCTGCGACACTTCCACGTCGGTGAATTTCTTGCCGGCCTCGCGCTGGGCGGCCATGAAGTATTGGTCGACAAAGCGGCGAATGGCCCCGATGCGCGCGGCATCGTTGCCGCCGTCATCCTTCGGCGAGGGGTCGATTTTCAGCATACGCAGGCGCTCGTCGAGCGACTGCTTGATGGCCTGGGTGTTGAGGTCGCCCGGCCCGTTGCTGCCCGTTCCGCCGCCGGTACGCTTGGCGCGCTCGTTGGCGAAATGCTTGAAGTCGGCCTCGGACAATTCGCGGCGCAGCGCATAGAACTCGTTGTCGTTCATGCGCGCCAGTTGGTCGGGGTTGCCGGCCAGCTTGGCGTAGAGCCATAGGCTCGTGGAGTCGTCGCCCTTGGCGATCTTCTGCGCAAAGCTGATGAGGTTGTCGACTTCCTTGGGCGGCACGGCCGCGCGCACGCTGACCGGCAGGTCGGAGAACCGGCCGCCGTTCTCGATGATGCCGCGCATGGCCGTGGCGACGGCCTCTTCCTCGCGCTGCTTGATGGCCTTGGTTTGCTCGTTGAACTGGCGCTCGGCTTCCTCGCGCGCCACCTTGTAGCGGGCGGGGTTGCCGGCGAGACGAGGATCTGCGCGCAACTGGTCGTCGATTTCCTGGAAGGTCGGGCGGTTCGGTTGCCCTTGGCCGGCTTCGAACGCCCGCATGTTCTTGGCGACGTAATCGCGGGTTTCCTGCGGCATGAAGTCGAGCCAGGTTTTCGGCTTGAGGTTCGGGTCAGCCTGGGCGGCCTTGACCGATTTCTCGGCCTGCTTGATGGCATCGGCCAGGCGGCCGGGGCCGCCGTTGTAGGCGGCGTAAGCCTTGGCGAGGTCGCCGCCGTTTTCCTGTAGCTGCCGTTGAAAGTAGGCCATGCCCAGCGCCTTGTTGTAGGCCGGGTCGTTCTTGTAGCGGTTTTCGTCCCACGGCAGGCCGGCCAGTTTGGCGGCCTCGGGGGCGGTGTCCGGCATAACCTGGGCGATGCCAATAGCACCTTTGGGTGAGGTCAGCGGCTTGCCGTCCGGGCCGAACTGGCGGTTGTTCGACTCGGTGCCAAGCGCGATATTGAAAGCGCGCTCGGCTTCGCCCACCTGGATGCGCGGCTGCATCTTGCCCAGCACTTCGCTGGCGGCCGTGAATCCGACCTTGGCATCCATGGCCTTGGTCACGTGGCCGCGCACGGTGAGGATGTCGTCGGCGTCCATTTGCCCGGAATACTTCTTGAGGTAGGCGTCGGCATAGGCCGGGTCGTTCTGTTCCAGGGCGGACAACAGCGCAACCTTGTGCGCATTGCTGGTCATCTTGCGTGCCTGGGCTTCTTGCCACTCGGCCGACTTGCCGAGTAGCTGCGCCTGCCGGTAGGTTTCCGCGCGGATGCGCTCGACGGCGGAATTCACCGCGTCGGTATTCTGCCAGTTCAGGCCGATTTCGCGCAGGGCGGTGCTTTGGATACCCTCGGAAACCGACAGGCTGTAGGTCTTGAATTCCTGGGCCTCGTGCTGAATGGCGTTGCCGCGCATCGCGGTGAGGATGTCGTTCGCGCGCAGGCTGAACGCTTGCCGCTGGGCGTCATTGCCCAGGGTGCCGGCGATTTCGTCGATGTTGCGCTTGAGGGTGTCGCTGTACTCATCGGCCAGGGGTTTGCCGTCCGGCCGTTCCAGCGCGTTGATGCCGCGCAAATTGGTGAAGCCGGCGTCCTTGTCGTAGGTCAGGCGCAGCGCGGCTTCCTTGGCCTTGTTCAGGGCGTCGTCGACGCGCAACTGGTTGGCCTGCTGCTGCATGTCGAGGGCGACTTGCCCGAGCCCTTGGCCGCCGGCCATCATCGCGCGGCCCATTTGCTGCGCCTGCTGCCCGGCCACGTCGGGCATTTCGGGCATGGTCAGGCGCGCTTGCGGTAGCGTGTTGGGGGTTGCTTGGAAATTGTCGTAGGTTGGAACGCGCGGCATGCTTTACCCTTCGAAGATGGTGCCCTTCAAGGCCCCGGACTTGTTGAGGGAGTACCAGGAACCGGCGACACTGGCCGCGCTCCCCAGCAGGGAACCGGCCGCCGAACCGAAGGGGCTGATGGCGCCGGCCGTCGCGCGCTTGGTCAGGGCCTCGTTCTGGAAATTCACCGCCTGGGTGCGGTAGCCCCAAGCGCTGCGCACCGCGTTGGCGGTCAGGGTGTTGGCGTCGATTTCCTTCATGATGTCGGTCGACGCCTGAATCTCCACCGCATTGCCCGAGCCCAGGTCGATGCCGTTGGCGGCCATGGTCGTGCGCTGGCTGCTCTTGAGTTGCCCCGCCTTGAGGGTGAGCGCGCCGACCTGTTGTTGGCCTTGGTTAAGGGCTGATTGCGCGCCGAGTTCGGCGATTCTCGCGTTGGTGTCGGCGACGGCGGCCTGCCCCTGCAGCGCGGCCTTCTGCGTCGCTGCGCTGAAATAGCTGCCGACAGCAGACGTAACCCCGCCGCCGATCTGGCCGATCAGCGAAGCAGTTGCCAGTTGGCTAGAGGAAAATCCCATGCTCAAAACTCCGAAGGAATGGCAGCAAGGTAATGCGCACCCCCTCGGATACGCGCACCCTAGCCACCGAGGGCGACCTCGGCTGTCATGCTCACCACGGTGAGTGGTAGCGGGTCGGACTGGCGCACGAAGATTTGCCCGCTATCCGCCCACGAGGGGGTGAGCACAAGGGGGATTTCTTCACTTTTCAATGCCGGCGGCGCGCCGTAGTTCTCGGTGGTGCGCTGCTTGGCCTCGGTCAGTTCGCTGGCGCTCGGTCCCACGAAGATGCCCGAGGACCGATAGACGCGCAGCCATACCTTGTTCACGTTCTTGAACCGGCCCTGCCCAAAGCTGCCGTCCTGTAGCTGCACGGCGAGCGGTAGGGTTTGCAGGTCGGCCTCGATGGGCAGGCCGATTTGCACGGTGCTGGCCTCGATGTCCAGGGTGATGCTGCCTCCCGTGACCACGCGCTGCGGATGCACCGCACCATCGGCCAGGATGCTGACCGTTTTACCTTCGAGGTGGCCTAGGCCACTGATTACGTCGGCCGGCGCGCCCGAGTAGGTGGCGCCGCAATCGACGAAGAAGGCGTCTGCCTGGTCGGAGAACTGGCGCGAGGCCATGCGCTCGACGTAGCGAACGCTGGCGCCGTTGATCGTGCGACGAACCACACAATAGAGCACGTCCTCGCTGCCTTCGGCCACCACGGTGCAGGACTCGAACACGCCGTCCGTGTCGTGCCAGTGCCAGGCGCCGACCTGCTGCTCGGGCACGTAGGTGAGGCCCAGCAGGCGGCCCGAGGTCGAAACAAACCAGACCATCGGCTGCGGCGCCTTGGCGTAGGCCATGTCCGTAATGTCGAACGTGTCGAACAGGTGCGGCGCGCGAAGGGACAGATCCCCGGTAATGAAGCCGCTGGCCTGCCAGTTGTAGGCCAGTTCGCGCACGTGTCCGCCGCGTGCTGCGCCGTAGATCAGGGTGTTGTTGATGATGACCGGCTGCACGTTGGACGAGCCCACATAGGACTGCGGGCGCACGCTGATGGTGCTCGGCGTGATGGCGTCGCTATTCACCGACGTGACGCGCCACTCGGCTGAGGACGTGAGCAGCAGCAGTTGGGTGAGCGGCACGATATGGCGGATGGTGTTCGCCTCGCGCGCGGCCACGCGGAAGGCGATGCGGTCGTCGTCTCGAATGGGGAGCGAATAGCTCATGTTCGTTTCGGTGCCGCTCTTGGTCATCCAGATGTTTTGAGGCTTGTTGGTCGTGCCGGCGAAGCATCGGCGCTGCTCGAAGTAGGACACGGCGCCGGGGTAGTCGCCGGCCCCGCCGAACACGCTGTCGTAGAGGGGTGGGGTTTTGCCCAGGTCGGGACTGATGTTGTCGTCGACGATGGACAGGCCCGTGGTTTGGCCGATGTAGCCATACAGGCCGCCTTGCAGCTTATATACGTTGTAGCGCGAGGCGCCGGTCACTGCCGCCCACGAGATTGTCACGGTGGCGCCGGTTTCGAACAGGTTGCCGCCTGCGCTTGATGCAGCCGAGGCGGCCGATTCGCTGACCCCTTCCGAATCCACCGCCGTGACCACGTAGTAGTAGGTGTATTTCACGGCGGTATGGCCGGCCGCCACCAGGGTGGGCGCGCCGGGCGCAGCAATCGGCGCGGCGAAGGACAGGGTCGTCAGTTGCCAGTTGGTTGCGCCCAGGCGGCGCAGTTCGCGCGGTGCGTAGTTCGGATGCACCAGGGTGAGCACGTCCGCCGACTGCACATAATGCACGTCGAACAGATCGGCCTCGGCGTAAGGGTTGGCGATTTCGTAGGGCACACCCCCGCTCATCAAGGTAGCGCCCTGAGTATGGAAGCGAAAATAGCCCGGCCCCATTTCGATGACCATGGTTTGCGTCGTCGAGTAGGTGAAGGGGATCAACCGCACTTTCTTGGTCGAGTCCTTCACCGCACGCACGAAGGCGAAGCCGGGGCGGTTTTCTGCCGGCCCTTGGGGCTTGGTGATGAAGTTGCGGCAGCGGGCAAGGCCCGACTGATATTTGGCGTCGTCGAAGCGCCCGAACATTTCCGGGCTGATTTCACCGCCCGAGAACGAGCGTTGCAGGGTGCGAATGTTCGCCACGGCTTATCTCCCGGCGATCCAGGCGGGCGTATGTTCCGGGCGCACCTTGCGCTGGTTCGCGTCCGATACCTTGGCGTTGGAGAATGCGAGCATGAAACTTTGCAGGCAGGTCTTTGCCATGGCCGCGCCCGCGTCGCCTTTGAGCACCGGGCCGGCCAGGTAAGACGCCAGCAGCCAGGCGAGCGCATCGACGAAGAGCGGCGAGAATTTGGTGGTGTCGGTCACGCGCGCGACGAAGCGCAGGCTGGCGCTTTCCTGATTGGTCAGGATGATGGCCGCCCCGGTGGCGTCGCTTTCCGCCTCGTATGGTTGGGTTTCGTCATCGTTCGATGCCGTCGCCGAGAGCACCCCCAGCAACTTGAGTGCGCCGGTCGGCTCGGCATAGGCAAAGGACCAGTCCCAGGACGGCACGGTCAGCTTGGCAAGCTGCACGCGCCGGGTGGCGAACTTCCAGGCGTGCATTTCCAGCAGGGAGTCACGGGCCACGGCGTAGAAACGCGCGCAGTGTTCCGCCTGGGCCGAGCCCTCGGGCGGGTCAATGCTCGCCACCGTGGCGTTATCGCCCAAGCGCGCCAAGGCCAGATTACAGATGTCAACCTCGGATGCCATTGCCCACCTCCAAATATTCGATTGCTTTGCTCAACAGGCTGGGCGATTCGCGCAGCGCGCCCAGGCCGACGTTGCAAAGGTTGCAGAGAAGGCCGCGAATTCGCCCGGTGTCGTGGCAGTGATCGACCACGAAGCGGCCCCTTCCACCGGGGAAGTCGGAACCACAAAGCGCGCAGCGGCAGCCTTGTGCTTTCAACATTTCGTCGTACTGCTCAAGAGTCAGGCCAAAAGCGCGTTTTAGCTTGCTCTTGCGGTTGCGAACCTTGACCCCGTCCTTGTCGGCCTTCTGTTTCTCGGCCGCCACGCGCTTGGTGCAATCGCGGCACCAGGCACTCACGCCGTTCTTCGCCTTGGAGTGCGGATAGAACTCGGCGCGTGGTTTGTGTTCGCCGCATTTTGTGCAGCGCTTCGGGTCTTTCGGTTTCATGACGCCTCTAGAAAAACGGGGGCGCAAGGCCCCCGCAAGCTGCTGGCTACCACCTTGAAGAAGATCAAACCAGGTCGTCGGCGGGCTTCTCGCTGGCCGGGGCTTCGGGCTTCTTGCCGCCCTTGCCGTTGGCCTTCTGCTCGACCGGCTGGAACCACGAGCCCTTGGTACCGTCCGGCACCTCGAACTCGTCGCCCGGTTCGCGCAGTTTTCCGAAATAGCCCAGCTTGGTTGCAATCACTTTCATGCTGTCACCTCATTAAGCGATGCGAGCGCTATCCGGCTGCGCGATGTTCTGCTGGATGCCGGTAACGATCTGCGCCGAGAACTTGCCGGCGGTCAGCGGGCCGGTGCCGATGGTGTAGTACACCCGGCAGTAGCGGCGCAGCTTGGTCGGCATCGGAATGACGACCTGTTGGCCGGCGGCGAGGCTCGCCTTGCCGATGGCGGCAGTGACGGCCACGTCGGCGAAGGTGGCGTTGTCGGCCGAGTCCTGCACCGAGAACGTGACGGTCGCGGCGCCAGCGGCTGCGGCCGACTCATCCACGGTGATGACCATATTGCTGCGGTCGTCGAGGCCGACGTTGGGGTTGGCCTGGCCGAAGTCGATAGAGTCGGTCGAGGCCGCGCTGACGGTGACGGCTTGCTCGTTCGAGACTTGAAGCGCTTTGTCGATAAACATGATGGCTTGTCCTTTCTGTTGTCTGTAAGCGGGGGCGGTGTTACCCGCCCCCAGCCGGTTACACCACGCGGGCCTCGGTCAGCAGGAGCGCGTCGGTACGGCGGCAAGGCACGCCGTCGAACGCGACAACCTTCTTGCCGGCGATTTCTTCCATGGTCAGCGTCGAGGCGGCCACCTTGTTGGTGATCTGACGGCGCAGGAAGCTGCGCAGCTTGCGCGGCATGTAGAAGGCCGGGCGGCCCAT